AGCTCCCGACGTCATCACCACCGACACCCCGGGCATCCTGCCGCTGCCAATCGTGCAGCCGGTTTACAACAACTTTCGCGGCAACCGTCCCGTCATTGACGCTATCGGTGCCCGCGCCCTGCCCGGTGGCGGTTCGACGTTCATTCGTCCGAAGGTCACGACCCACACCAGCATCGCGCAGCAGTCAACGCAGAACACCACCATCGAGGACGGCACGCTGGTCGTCGATGACATCACAGTCCAGAAGCTGTCGTTTGCGGGTTACGTTACCCTGAGCGAACAGGTCATCGACTGGACTCAGCCAGAGGTTATCGGCGTCGTGCTTGACGATATGGCGCGCATTTACGCCAACACCACCGACAACTATGCGGCCGACACGCTTGTGTCCGGTAGCACCGAGACAGTGGCATTCGGTAACGACGCCACGAACCCGGCACAGTGGGCCGAGTTTGTGTCCACTGCCGCCCAGGACATTCTGACCAACAGCAACGGCAACCTGCCCACGCACCTGTTCGTGTCTCCGAATATGTGGGGCTACCTGCTCGGGCTTGTGGACACTGCCGGGCGTCCGTTGTTCCCGCAGCTCGGCCCCATGAACGCCTACGGCGATCTGACCGTGACTGAGGCAATGGGTATGGCCTTTGGCCTCCGGGTTGTGGTCGACCGCAACTTCGCCAGTGACACCGTAATCGTGGGTAACGCTGAGGGCTTTGAGGTCTACGAGCAGCAGAAGGGCGCAATTGCAGTGGACGTACCTTCCACGCTCTCGCGCACCATTGCCTTCAGGGGTTACCTGTCGGCCGTCATGATCGACGCCGATAAGTTTATTAAGGCGACCTTCTAGACCGTTCTAGGCCACCTGCCCCATGTCCGAATACTCAATTACTCACGCGCAGCGCATAGATGACTATGCCGTTATTCAGACGCTAGAGGTGACTGAGATTGGCACGGGGCAGGTGGTTGATGTTTCGGACGTTGCCGGGTTCAATGGCACGTTCGTGGTGCAGGCCGTCCCGACGTATCTCTATTTAGGCGTAAACCCTGAGGGCGATTGGCTTTTTGACCCTGAAATCATCCTGCCGAATCAGCTCCTGTATTACTCAGCAGGTGCCGACGTCGCCCGGGATGCAGTCATTCCATCGGGCACGCTTACGTTCACTCCCGTATGCACCTGGGCAAGTGACCAAGACGTCCTTGACTGGCTAGGGATTGACCCTGCCACGCCAAACGATGAGGCTTTCGTCACGGTGGCGACGAACGCCGGTAACGCTTTCGCCTATCGGCGGCGCAGGGAATCTGGCTACTTTGACTCTCTCACCACGGTCCCCGGGCCCGACGTTCTACTGGGCACGATCATGATGGGCGCAGCGCTTTACCGTGAGCGCGGTTCCGTAGATTCCTACGCGTCCTTCGACCAGATGGGCGGGCAGGTTCCCTTCGGCACCCACGGGCAGATCAACAAGCTGCTGGGCGTGAACCGGGCGCAGGTCGCATGAGCGCTACGGGCATTTTCGCAGAGGCCCAGGCGACACTTGCGGCCAGTCTCACGGCTCTCGGGCTTGCCGTCGTGACTGATTCGCGGAACGCGCGGCCTATGTCTGTCGTCATTGAGCCGCCGACGTTCACCTGCTTTAACTCCAACATCGCAGACATTACGTTTCGTCTGCGAATTCTTGCCGCGCCGCCCGGAAACTCCGACGCGGCCGACTACCTGATGACGACTGCCGACACCATCATGGATTCGGAAATCAGCGTCATCAGCGGCACGCCGTCTATGACGGCAATTGGCGGGCAGGATATCCCGTCATTCGATCTCACCATTCGCGTTTCAACCATGAGGAGCTAGACAGTGGCCACGACCACCTATCTTTCACAGCCGCACAGCATCACCATCGGTGGGGTGGACCTCACTGACCAGTGTTCGTCCATTACCTTCACGCTGGGTTCTAACCCGCTCACCTCGACCGCGTTCGGCGACCTCGGCGAGCGTATGGTCGCGGGCCTTCAGACCGTTGACGGTTCCGTCACGCTTTACGCTTCGTATGGCGCTGGCGAGGTCGAGGCCACGCTAAACGCTGAGGTCGGACAGGGTGACACCAGCATCGTCGTTACTCACGCCGCAGGCGCAATCAGCGCGAGCAACCCGGAATACACGATCACGAACACCATGATCGCCGACATTCCGACCGCGCAGACCGTGGGCGAGCTTCAGGTGTACGAAGTGTCGTTCTCGGGCGGCACCTGGGCACGCGACATTACGCCGTAAGCGTCGTTTATCAACTAAGGGGAAAAGATGGAACTGCACATTCTTATCGTCACGGCAGACGGCGAATACACCGTCACCACGACGCTTTACAACATCGTTCAGCTTGAGCGCGAGTACCGCACAACGGCGAGCGCGTTCGCGGCTGGACTGTCAATGGAACAGCTGGGATTCCTCGCGCATGAGGCAAGTAAGGCCGAAGGCCACAAGCCCCCGGCGAAACTTGATGATTTCCTCAAGTCAGTAAAGAATCTCACCGTGCTAGATGGTGACGAAACCGGAAACCCTACCCCGGCGGTACCGTAAGTCATGCGCTTGCGCAGGTACTAGCGGCCACCGGGTTCTGGCCTTCCGGGCTTGATTTTCAGGCAGCAGATTTACGGACAGTGCTGGAAATACTAAGAGAGGGTCGCGGCTAGTGCCTGTAAATATGTCCACAGATGTTGAGGGTGTGGCTGAGGCGCTAAAGCTGCTGCGAAAGATTGACCCCGAGTACCGCAAAGAATTCAATAAGGGCATGAGGGATGTAGTGGCACCGATGGTCCGGGAGGTAAAGGCGGGATACCCAAAGCTTCCGGCAAGCGGCATGGCGCGGAAGTGGAACCCCAAGGGATATTCGATATTCCCCTGGCCGCTTGCCAAGGTTCCCCAGGGCGTCAAGCTAAAGACGACAACGCGGCGCGGTAAGTCGTCAGTGTTGTACGTATCTCAGGGGACGCCTGCCGGTGTTCTCTTTGAGGTACCGACGGCAAAGACGCTGGGGCCGCTATTCCGCGCATCTTCGCCGCGCCTCTTGTGGCCTGCCTACGAACGCCACGCCGGACAGATTGCCCAAGGCGTTGAGGATGTTCTCGGCATTGCCGTAGATCGCATCAACAAGGAGATCCAGTAATGGCGATCACAATTCCAATCATTACGGATTTCAATTCCCGTGGCATTGACACTGCAAACAAGCAATTCAAGAAACTAGAAACCAGCGGGCAGCGGGCAGCCTCATCCGTTCGGAAAGCCGCCGTGCCCGCTGGCCTTGCACTATTGGCACTGGGTGCCGCCGCGTTCGATTCTGCAAAAGCGGCAATGGAAGATGCGGCCGCGCAAAGCCTGCTCACTGGGCAACTAGATCGCGTTACCGGCGCAAGTGATCGCGCCATTAGCGGTGTTGATGAATACATCACGAAGCTCTCGATGGCGACCGGCATTGCCGATGACCAGCTGCGCCCCGCGCTCGGCAAGCTCGCAACGGCCACGGGCTCACTTACGAAAGCGCAAGACCTACTCTCTCTCTCTCTAGATATTGCAGCGCAGACCAACAAGCCGCTCGAAGCCGTAACCACCACGCTAGGCAAGGCTTACGGCGGAAACCTTGGGGCAATCAAAAAACTGATTCCGGGTTTTGACGAAGCGATTATCAAGAGTAAGGATTTTGGCAGGGCGCAAGAGGAACTTGCGCTGCTCACCGGCGGCGCAGCGGCGGAAGCGTCAGAAACCGCCGCAGGAAAGATGCGGAAATTCGGCGTCACGATTGATGAAACTAAAGAGGCAATTGGCGCGGCCCTACTTCCAATCATTGAAAAGGTCTTGCCGTTTCTGCAAGGCATGGCGAAATGGGTTGGCGAGAATTCGACGACCGCCGCCATTCTTGCCGCAGCAGTAGGAGGGCTTGCCGCTTCAATCGTCCTGCTGAATATCGGCATGACCATATCCACGGCGGTAATGCCGCTGCTCACAGCCGAAACGGGATTCCTTAGCGCCGCTATGACGGCAAACCCGGTCGGCGTCGTCGTCGTCGGATTGGCCCTGCTCGCCACCGCGCTAGTCGTAGCCTACAAAAAGTCGGGCACGTTCCGCGAAGCCGTGAACAATCTGGGAAGCGTTGTCCGCAGCGTGTTTGGGTGGATATCGGAAAACATCGGACCCATCATTGACGTTGCCGTCGCCGCGTTCAAAGTGTGGATCAAGCCAATTGAGCTAGTCGTTACTTTGATCGGCAAGGTCAAGGATTTCCTAGGGTCGTTTTCCAAAGACGTTGGCCCAGGCATGGCACAGACTCTGGCCGACCTCAGCAAAAAGTCTGAGGACGCAGTGGTCAGAATCGCAAAGATCCCGGCAAAGGTGCAAGCCGCAATTCGGGGCGCACGGTCTGCCCTGAGCGGGCTTGTGGGCGGTGTGGCAGGCATGGCAGGGCAACGCGCCGGAGCGGCTAAGACAGCGGAAGCCGACGCGCTGCAAAAGCAGCTGGACAACGAAAACGCTATTCGTGAAGAGGCAGGCTTAAGAGCCGCTATTACAGCCGCCGAAACTGACGGAGAAAAAGCCGCAGCAGAACTTGCACTAACAAAGTTTCTTACCGCCCAAAAGATTGCCGCGTTCCGTGAGGAAGCAGCCGCCGCGAGTCAGTCGGCATCAGACCGCGTAACCGAACTCAACACCGCATACCAAACCGGACTAAAAAGCGCGGACGAATTCAAGACGGCGCTGAACGACATCATCGGCGAATCCGCTGGGCAAACCATGGGTGCAGGGTTTGCATTCGCGTTTGATGTTGAACTGGCAAACGTGCGCGCACAACTTGCCGAACTATCGTCCCAGGTGCCACAAGGTGCGGCACGGCTTGACGTTGGCGTCCCAACTCCCACCGGCATTAGCGAATCAAAGAAGAAGCCGAAAAAGAAGAAGCCGAAGAAGAAGATGGCGACCGGTGGGATAGTCACTAGGGAAACTGACGTCACCATCGGCGAAGCCGGGCCAGAGGCCGTCATTCCTCTCAGTCGCGCGCGCGGCTTTGGCGTCGGCGGCATCACGATCAACGTGCAAGCGGGCCTAGTCTCCACGCCCGACCAGATCGGGCAGCAGATCATTGAGGCTATACAGAACGCGCAGCGCCGCAGCGGCCCGGTGTTCGCGGCAGCATGAGCGCCCCGACCCTTCAGGTACTGGTGGGATTCCAGACCACGGTCAATTTCGGGACGCCGTTTCAGCTGGACAATGCCACCTACGGGCTACTGGGCACGGGCACGCTGGGTGGCTACCAGATGGTCGACCTGACCAGCATGGTTCAGTCAGTGAGCATCACCAGGGGCCGCAACCGTGAGATGGAACAATTTAACGGCGGCACCGCACAGCTCCAGATCTACGATCCCACGCGCCTGCTCGACCCGCTGAACACTGCCAGCATTTACTACCCCTACGTAGCCCCACGGCAGCCGGTGCAGGTGCTGGCCGGTGGCGTCGTTATCTACACCGGGTTCGTGACGGACTGGGACCTCGACTACGGCTACACCACGAATGCGAACGTGACGACCGTGGCGTGCGCGGATGCCTTTACCGTGCTGGCGAACCAGTCCATGAATGCCGTGACGCCCTCATCGGAATCAAGTAGCGCGCGCGTGGCCTATGTCCTCACGCGCCCCGAGGTGGCGTACCAGGGGCCGTACAGCGTCGGCACGGGTTCCTCCACGCTGGGGGCATACCTCATTCCGGCAGGAACAAACGTCCTTAGCTACTTGCAGAACGTGGCGACGTCGGAGCAGGGCTACCTATTCATCAGCTCTAATGGCACCCTGACATTCACCGGGCGCGCGGCAGTGCTGAACCCGGTTTCGTCCATTGCCTTCGTCGACACCGGCAGCGGTGGCATTCCCTACCGGACGTTGATGAACCAGTACGGGGACGAGCTGCTCTACAACTATATTCAGACACAAAGCCCTGCCGACCCGGTAAACCCCTCGACTACCAGCAACGCGGCGAGCATCGCGCTCTACCAAGCGCAGCAATACACAAAGCTAGACCTACTGAATAGCACCGTGGCCGAGGTAGCCGCGTTAGGGAATTACCTACTGGGCCGCTACATGGACCCCGTGCTTAGGTTCACCGGCGTGACCGTGCAGCTGGCCGCACTGTCAAGTGCCGACCAGGTGACCGCCCTTTCCACAGACCTCACGCGCATAGCGTCAGTGCAGAAAACCTACAGCGTCGGCAGTCCGGCAAGCGTTACTCAAACACTCATTGTGAGCGGCATCAAACACGCCATCACGCCGGGAAGTCACGTCGTGGAATACACTTTCGAGAGTACGGATCAGGCGGGGTATTTCACGCTGGATTCCACGCTATTCGGCGTCCTCGATACAAACCTGCTGGCATTTTAGAAAGGCTTAGAAATGGCATGGACCGCACCTAGTACTTTTGTAGCCGGAGCAATCCTCACTGCCGCGCAGCTAAATACCAACGTGCGGGACAACTCCCTCGCAGGCGGCCCTATCTACGCCACGGAGGCCCTACGGGATGCCGCGATTACGTCGCCCTTTGAGGGACAGCGCGCGTACATCACGGCAAGTACTGTGGCCGCCGCCACCGGAGCGGTCACTGCCGTGCCGACAGGCATTCAGACGATTTACAACGGCGCGGCGTGGGTATGTGTTACGCCGGTGGGTTCATATACGACCACGGCCGGAACGACCACATCTGGAACGTATACGGCAACGCTTTCATCTGGAGGCACAAACCCTAGCGTTACACTTTCCACCGGCACCACCGCACTTATTTCTTACAATATGAGTGCAACTTCATCGGCAAGCGTGTTTGTCGGTATGTCGTTTGCGGTATCCGGGGCAACGACATTGGCCGCATCAGATGATTACATTGTTGAGTCATACCAGCCGACTAACCCGCTCACCGTTGCGCGTACGTTGGTTGTCACCGGGCTAACGGCAGGTAACAATACATTCACGCTTCAATATCGAGTAGGCAGCGGCACGGGCACCTATAGTCGCCGCTACCTCACCGTGCAGGGCATCGCGTGACCTCCGAGGAAGCCGCGCAGATTACGGCGCACCTCGACCGGATTGAGGTCATGGTCAGGGAGACCAATGGCCGCGTTCGGGATATTGAGCTATGGCGCGCGCGCCTACAGGGCGTGGCCGCCACCTCCCGTATTTTGTGGATGGTGGCGGGTGGCACCATTACTGCCATAATCATTGCAATGGTCACAAGGGGGACGGCATGAGTCTGAGCAACGGGCAGGAAACGCTACGCACCGCCCAGGGCTATCTAGGCGCGCACGAAGGCGCACCGAATAAGTCCGGCGCACCGATTGTTGATGAGTGCCAGGCGTTCTATGGCCTCTCGGGCACCCCGTGGTGCAATTCCTTCGTGGGCTTTATCATCGCCCAGTCCGGGGCGGTGTCGAAGTATAAGACGTCGGCAAAGTCCATCATGTCCCCCAGCACCCAGACCACCGCCGATAAGGCGAAGGCGAAGGGGTGGCTACTCCCGGGCAACGGCAAGGCGAAGCCGGGGGATATGTTCGTGATCCCGGGCCTGCACATCGGGTTCGTGGCGTCCCTGCAAAGCGGCAACCTCTTCACCAGCATTGAGGGCAACTATCAAGACTCGGTTTCCAGCGTGACGCGCTCATGGGCCGACGGCTGGCAACGGATTAGCCTGCCGGACGTAGGCGAGCCCGGGCCCGCGGCCGTGGTCGACGGATACGGATTCGACGACACGCGCGTGAAGCTTTACGGCGGATGGCCGACGAAGGAACAGCGCGACGGGCAGCTGGCAAAGTACGCAGCGGCAAACCCTGACCAATGGACACAGGCCGTCAAGGTTGAAACCTCATCTCCCTACGCATTCCGCGCTGGCCCTCCCGGCACCTACTCGCACTGGTCGTTCGGCCCGTGGATGTACGAAACCGGCAAGGCGATCCGCGACGATCAGATGAAGGCATACGAAGCGGCCAACAAGATCACCGCTCGCCCGTGGAAAAAGACGTATAAGGAGAGCTGAGAAATGGCCCCCGAAGCATTGCCACCAGGCACCGACGTCATCGAGCCGCCACCGGGCGAACCGACTGACTACGTGCAGGAGAAAGAGTAATGGTGCCGAAGGTAGGCCCCAGCACCATTGCAGGGCTCACCGCTGCAGCAGTCGTTATGGCGGCGTTCTGCACCACTTGGGCGAGTGGTAATCCTTCCGCCCTACTCGCTGCAATCTCAGCAGGCATGACCGCGTTAGTCGCGGTGCTGAGGTCGTGGCAGGCCGTGTCCCCTAGTAAGGACTAACCGTATGCGTAGGACCATCGGAGCCGCGCTTGCCGTGGCAATCATTGCAGTACCAGCAGCAGCAGCACCCCGCCCCCCTCTCCCCGCGAATCACGACCTATGGCTACAGGTCGGCAGGTGCGAGCAGCCTGGTAAAGGCTATGGCGGCATCAACTGGCGGCACCACGGCCCCCGCTACGAAGGCGGGCTGGGGTTCTATTCTGGATCGTGGGATGCCTACAAACCCCGGGGCTACCCCGACAATGCAGGGGATGCAACGTGGCGGCAGCAGATGGTCACGGCGAATCGCCTGTGGGCGCGCGCGGGGTGGGGCTGGGGATGCGATAAGCGCTAGGGGTTGACACGCGCCCGAGCCCGGGCGTAGCGTTTAGACCGGTGGGCCGGATGCGGAGCTAAGTACCAGCGCTCGGCCCACCACTATCAAGGGGATAAAAATGAAGTGTCCACACTGCGGCCATAGCGACCGCCTGCACTCCGACTACGGGGCTATCAAGTCAAAGCCCGGGACGTGCCATCAGAGAAACGCTGGCGCGCCAGATTGCGAGTGCCCGGGGTGGCTCCCAGAAAGAAATAAGCCCGTGCGCGTGGTGTCGTTTCCCGGGCGCACTTGGCGCGATGCCGGTTCGGACTACGTTTCGCCGCTAGAGGAGTCTATGGAAATAGGCGACTGGGATGACGCCGCATGAGGGCGCTCAACCGTCTGGCATTCGAGATTAGTGGGGTCATCATCGTGGCCGCCATTACTTACACGCTGGTCACGCCGCTATGCGCGTGGCTTGCCGGAATCTAAGGGGAATTGATGACGTTTGCCGAGTGGTGGAATTCGCGAGACAGGCAGCAGCGCCCGTACACCGGCAGAAAGTGGCCGCAAAACGGCAAGCCGCGCAAGGGTCGAAAGGCGCTTAAGCGCCGGAACGGCAGAAACTAATGGACACGCACGGAGACGATAGAGCCGACCTACGGCAATTGCTCGCCGAATGGGCCTCACCGCCCGCGGAGATGGTGGACGTAATCCCGAAGGGTGGTGTCGAGCTGAAGTACCTAGGCCACGCCGCTACCACTAGGGCGCTACTGGAATGCGACCCCTTGTGGTGGTGGGAGCCTATGGCCTTCGACGCCGACGGCTTGCCGCGCCTGGTCAGTGACGACCAGGGGCGCACGGTCGGGCTATGGATCTACCTGCATGTATGCGGTGTCCGTAGGCCCGGTTACGGCTCATGCCTGCCGGGCAAGTCTGACGCGGTGAAGGAACTGATAGGCGACGCCCTTCGCAATGCGGCCATGAGGTTTGGCGTGGCGATCAACCTTTGGGGGAAGGATCACCCGGAGAAGGATAAGCCCGCGCCGCGTAAGGCGAAGGCCACGCCGCTACCGTCGCCCGTGCAGGAAGCGCACGACGACAAAGAGGAAGGCAAAAACCGCTACGGCTATCTGGTGCTCGAGCATGGGAAGGACCTAGTGGACGGAGCTATGGCAATCTTTGGCGTCTCCCGCTTTAGTGAACTGACCGTGGACCGGGTAGAGGAGATTGAGCGGTCGCTGAAGCTCAGGGCGAACGCCCAAAGCCATGCAGACAAGGCGGCCGAACTTGAGCCCCCGGCTTTATAAGATGCCGCCGCCCATGAGTGAGAAAGACTGGCAGGCGCAGGTCGTGCAGCTGGCGGGTACGTTCGGATGGATGGTCCAGCACTCCCGACCTGCCCAGGTGGGCGACAGATGGATGACTGCCATTACGGGCAACGTGGGATTCCCCGACCTTGTGCTGGCGCACCGCACGAAGGGGGTGATATTCGCGGAACTAAAGACCGAGACAGGCCGCATGGCAACGGCACAGACAGACTGGCGGGACACTCTCGCCGGACACGTTGAGTGGCACCTATGGCGACCATCGGACCTCGATGCCGTCATGCGCCGCCTAAGCCGTGCCGCGTAATCTGATAGACCTCACCAACAACGCGGGGCCGTGACGCCATCACCGCCCGCTACATGCAGACTAAGGCCCGAGCCGCCGGCGAACGTACACGGTGGGCAACTGACACGGAGAACGTGGGACGGACGTTCGTGAACTACGGGCGACAGACATGGGTAGCAGATGCTGGGACGCGCTAGCAATACGGAGCGCGGCTAGGGAAACCTAGGGTGGGAGGGGTAGGGGTAGGTTTACCGTCAGACATAGAACTCGCGCGCGCGGGTGTTGACCTAAGGGGAACAGCATGATCACGAAGGCAGACGTACGCGATACCGTCGACCGCCTAGCCGGTGTGTATGCCCGGTTACGCAAGGCAGACGAACTACGCCAGGAGATAGGGCAGGCCCTTATGCGCCATGCCGAACGTGTCGAGGTTGCCGACCTACTTGCGGGCACCACGGCACTGATTGAGTCAATGCCAACTAGGCAGGCAGACGGTGGGCCGTCGTCACCTCCCGGGCCTCACGAGGTAGTGGGCTGCGTACTCACTGCACAGCGGGCACGGTTGAATGATTCGCCCGCCATTCGGTACTCACTGGCCCAGTCGACGAGGGACAAGGTTAGGCAGGGCCTATCAGTCACAGCACAGGAGGCTAACGCCCACGACGTATGGGAACCGGGCATCACATTCAGTGCATGGTGGTCTAGCCTTACCATCAGTGAGCAGGGCGACCACGCCACACTGAGGGAATACATGATGAAGGATGCCGACCTCATCCCAGTGAATGCCTAAGCAGAAACGCAAAGACCTGCAGGCCAAGGGCTACTGGAGCAACCGCCGTGCATTCCTTGCCGCGTGGGATGGGCCGTGCTGGTGGTGTAAGCGTGCGCCAGCCAATGAAGTGGACCACGTTATCCCGGTTGATGAGGGCATCGACCCTACTGACCAGGGCAACTGGGTGGGCGCGTGCAAGAGCTGCAATACAAAGCGTGGGGCTGAGTACCTAAACGAACGACGGGCCGCCACTGAGCAGCGTAGGCGCAAGGCAATGGCAGACAATGCGCGAGACTTTTTTGGTGTGGAAGAAACTTCGCCA